TTACAGCCACCTCTCCTTACAACTCGTGGACACACCATCGACTACCATTGGCCGTCGAAGACCCGACCATTCTGTACGATCCAGATGATTACGGCACAGTCCTTGGGGGCAGGTATCTTGCCTGCAACGCTAGTGGGCAACCCCGATATACCTATGTCTGGTTATTTGAGAGCGGTACGAGGTTCATGCGCCCGATGGTTCGACTCGATCAGGATGCCACCGATTGCGGGTACACTGGACTCTGCAAAGACGGCAATGATCTTCTGTGCGTTTACTATACTGGCGCAATCGACGAGGCAACGATATGGATCGCGAGAATCAGAAAACCGTAACGAGCAGTAACAAGGGCAACAGCCCAAGGAGAACATCATGGCAGCGAAAAAGGGGTCATGCGGGGGAACACCAAGAGTAGGCAAACGCGGAGATGCCAAACCAAACCGAGGCGGTAGAGGACGTGGCACAGGGCGAGGTAACGGACGCCGGTCGAGATAACGGGCAACAGCCCAGCCCCATCAGGGGAGGAAGACATGGAATCTCTTCCGAAGGAATAATAAATGGCTGATCTTGGAATAAACTTCACTGACCTACGCACCGCTGTTGACTGGTCTATCCGGCAGTTCGAGACCCCGCGCAAGAAACGCGTCGAAGCGATCCGTCAGTATGTCGGCAACCATTATGCCGACGGAGGAACGGAGAAGGTCGTACCGACAAACTTCCTTGAGCTGGCCGTCACGATCTACATGCAGCAACTCGCCGCTAACGCTCCGCGTGCGATGGTGACAGCAAAAGTTCCTTCTCTCAAATCGTTTGCTCTTACTACTCAAATTGCTATCAATCAGATCCCCGACGAAATCGGTCTTGACGACACCTTGCGCCGTGCGGTGATCGAGGCCCTGTTTGCTTTTGCGGTGGTAAAGGTAGGTATGGCCTCCTCCGGAGTGACCATCCTCGGACATGACCAAGGCGAGGCCTTCGCCGACCTGGTGAGTATCGACAACTATTTCTGTGACATGAGCGCCAAGACCCGTGCTGGTATCCAGTTCGAGGGAGACGACTACTGGATCCCCGTCGACGACGCACGCGCCATCTACGACGGCAAGGCAACCGACCTGGAGCCCGACGAGCACACCATAAACGGCGACAACGGCGAAGAGCGTGCCGAGGGCGTCACGGTCAACGAGGGTGCAAGCCTATACCGCGAAAAGGTTTGGTGTCGCGACGTGTGGATCCCCCGCAACAACAAGCTCGTGACCTACGGCGTGAAGTCTCTCAAGCTCTTCCGGGTGATCGACTGGGACGGCCCCGAAGCTGGCCCGTACAACCTTCTCGGATTCTCGGACGTGCCGGGCAACCTTCTGCCCCTCCCTCCGGTGGCGCTGTGGCGCGATCTGCACGAGCTGGGAAATAACCTCTTCCGCAAGCTGGGTCGCCAGGCCGACGCGAAGAAGACAGTCGCCGCGTTTCCCGGTGGGAATGACGAGGCCGTTGAGGCTCTCAAGAGGGCGGCTGACGGTGAGGGTATAAAGTACGCAGGACAGAAGCCGGAGAACATCACTGTGGGCGGCATAGACGCTGCTACGCTGGCCTTCTACCTACAGTGTCGCGACTTGTTCAGCTACTTTGCTGGCAATCTCGATACGATGGGCGGACTGGCCCCTATGACAGAGACGATCGGCCAGGACAAGCTGCTCAGTGAGGCCGCGAGTGCTCGCGTCAACTTCATGCGTAGCCGTACGACCACATTCTCCCGCGACATCTTCAAGGCGCTGGCATGGTACGAGTGGACTGATCCGGTCCGGAAACGCACGGTCGAGAAGCCGGTCAAGGGTACGGACATCACCTTACGGCGTACATGGTCCGCCGAGACTCGTGAGGGTAACTGGCTTGACTACAACTTTGACATCGACGCCTTTTCGATGCAGGCCGACACGCCGCAGATCAAACTACAGAAAATCGGGCAGGCCCTCGAACGCTACGTATTTCCCGCTATGCCGCTTCTGGAGCAGCAGGGTGGGCAAATCGACTTCAAGGAGCTATTGGAGATCGTTGGGCGACTCAGCAACGTCCCGGAGCTGGCAGACATCGTGAGGTTCGGCGAACCTACGCCGTCACAGCCCGAGCAAGGCAACCCCACTCCGACAACTATGCCCGCGAACACGAAAAGGACTTATGAGCGGGTTAATCGCCCCGGAGCAACGCGGCACGGTAAGGACGACACAATGAGCAGGTTGCTTATGGGCAGCAAGGTCCAGGATGCCGAAGGTGCCGCACTCGGAAAGCCGGTGAGCTAATGGCTACCTATTGCTACATCACTGATGGCGGCGACGTGGGGACGATCGAGTGTAGTCTCGGGACCGCCCCTAAGCATATCAAGATTGAGGGCGTGCTAGCACACCGAGATTACTCAACCGAAGCTGCGGGGGTCCCTCCGACCAAAGGCTGGCCGATAGAGTGTATCGGATCCGGAGTCGGAGCCGAGGACGCCGGTGCGCTCCGAAAGCACCTGGCAGACTGTGGCGTTCCTACCGAAGTTACGCCGGACGGCAATCCGATTTACCGTAACCATTCTCACCGGAGGAAGGCCCTCAAGAAAAGAGGGCTTGTAGATAAGGCGAGTTTCATATAAAACCACACATAGAAAGACGCAATCATGGGCGACACACCTGAAAAAAAAGATACGATCACGCCGACGTCGGCCGATAAGGTTAATCCTGTCGATCCGAGTGTTTCTACCGAGATGGCCGAAGAAATCGACGCGGGAGTAGAGGAAGCGATGGTTTCGGTCGAGAGTGATCGCAAGGACCGGGAAGCCGCCGAGGACAATGGCGCAGATCCCGACAAAAAGATTTTACCACCCGAGAAGGTCCGTACGGGCGAGGAAGAGCTGGGAGGCAAGACCCCCGGCGACGGCAATGAGGACGACAAGACTGTAGTGACGAAGCCGGACGGAGACGTTGTTCCCGCTGGTGATGATGTCCTTACAAACGAAGTGCTCGAACGCGCTGTAAAGGCCGGACTGTCAATGGCGGAAGCCAAACAGTACCCCAACGCTTCATTGCTTGGGGGAATGTGTGACAGACTGGAGAAGCAGGGCAAGGTTGCAGAATCCGGCACCGACGGCGACGATGCCGACGACGCTGGTGATGTGGATCCGTTGGCGGCGATACCAGACCTGGACCCCGAAGAGTACGACGAGGGAGTCGTAAAAGCCTTCGCGGCCATTAAGGACGTCGTTCGCCAGCAACAGGAAACGATAAGCGGTCTCACGGCAAACGGGAAAGACGGCGCGAAATCGTCGTTTGACTCGAAGGTTGAGGGATTAGGGGAGGAGTTTGGTAAGGCGCTTGAGGCAGCCCCGGAGAAGCGTGTTGCTCTACAGGAGCAGGTTGAAGTTCTCACCGCTGGCTACAAGGCTGCGGGTAAGGACGTCGATCAGGGCACGATTTTCGATCAGGCTGTTTCGATTTCGCTGGGTGACGTGGCGACACAGATCGCTACCGACGCCAAGACCGTCGCACTTGGGAAACGCGCTACGCAGCACGTATCCCGGCCAGGCGGACCGACTGCAACCCCGACAACCGACGCCTTTGAAGACGTTGCCGATGAAGTGGATCGCGCTTACTTCGACAAAAAATAAACTAGGATTGGAGAAATCGTCATGGGTTTGGCATTTAGTGAAATTGATGATGCGGTACTGCTCACGCAGAACAAGCTCGTCAAACGAGGCGCTTTCATCGACATGCAGACTGATCTGACCGATCACGTCGCTGTCCGTGAAATGTGGAAGAACCGGTCAAAGCAGTTCGCTGGCGGACAGCAATGGGAGTTTGAGGTCCAGATGGATCACAACCATTCCGCGCGTACTGTGGGTCTGTACGAAACAGACGGAAGTTCCGAGAACGACACGATGAAGGCCGGTAAGGTGGACGTGCGGCACGTGAACGCGCATTACATCTACGACCAGCGTCTCCCCGCGTTCCAGCGCGGTGGCACGGCCATCGTTAACCTCGTACGCACGAAGTACGTGGCGATGATGGTCTCGTTTTACGAGCTCATGGAGGAGCTCCTGTGGAGCAAGCCTGCGGACTCCGGCGACGACAAGACCCCGTTTGGTCTTGCGTACTGGGTCGTGAAGAATGCCACGGAAGGCTTTAACGGCGGAAACCCCTCCGGGTTCACCGATGGCCGTGCCGGGATCTCCACGGGGGACTACGCCCGGTGGGCGAACTGGACCGCGCAGTATGTGAACATCACGAAGGAAGATTTGATCCGCAAGATGCGCCGTGCGCACCGTCGGACCAAGTTCCGCTCCCCGGTGTCGCACGCGACTCCGAACTTGGGCGCGATGAAGAACGGCATCTACACCAACGATACCGTTGTCGGGCTGCTTGAGGAAGCACTCGAAGCGCAGAACATGAACCTGGGTAACGACCTGGCCAGCAAGGATGGTCGCACGCTCTTCAAGAGCACCCCGGTCACGTATGCGCCGAAGCTGGACGACGACAGCAGCGATCCGATCTACATGCTGGATTGGAAATGGCTCGCCGTTGGCGTGCTAGCAGGATGGGAAAACAACCTGTCCTCGCCGTACATGGTGCCGGGTAAGCACCTGGTCCGCCGCGTCGACCTGGATGCGTCGATGAACATGGTTTGCACGGACTTGCGCCGTCAGACCGTCATCAGCAAGTAACCTGCTAATCGGAACTGAAGGAAAAAAGAAAGGGAAACCATTATGGATTCCAGTGTAAATGGCCCTCAGAAGATGGGGAACCTCATTATCGAAGAGGTCTGGTACGAAGGTACCGATGCGATCAGCCAGGGTGAGGCTGTGTGCTACAACGCCGACTACGGGACAGCCACGGCCTTTGACGGCCGCCGCTGCAACCGTGTCGAGCGTCCGAGTCTGTCGAACAGCAAGGCGTTTGCTGGTGTCGTCGAACGCAACTACTCCGCGAAGAACGCAGGCCAGCGCTTGCGTATTTGCTGCCCCGGCAGCCGTGGCGCCGTAATCGCGTTGGGTGTCAACTCAGAAATCGGCGATGGCCTTCTGTCCTTCGAGGCGGGAGCGGCCGGTTCACATCGCGGCCGGTTCTACACAGGCAAGTACAAGGGTCGCGGGTCCGCGATTCCTCGTCAGACTGTGGCGGCTGCGTTGCTCGAAGATGGTATCTTGGGCACATGGTCCTTGGCCGTCGACGGCCTCACGCTCACCATGACGGCCACGGCCGGACTGGCCGCGGGTGACACGGTTGTCATTCGTGGTAGCGAGATGGAAGACGCCGACAAGTACATCACTCCTGGCAAGTACACGATTGCTAGCATTACCGATGCCACGGATTTGGTGTTGAGCGCCTCGGCGGTTAACACGACTCCGGCAGCGGCATTGCTCTGCACCGGGTATGCCTACACCGGCAACCCGACGTGTCAGGCCGATCTCCTTACCGGAGACGAGTGTGGTGGCATTGAGTTCGTCAGCTTCTTGAACGCTGGCAATGCGGCACAGGGCCACTTAGTCGGTGGCGTGTCTTACGTTTGCGGAGGTTTGGACATCTCCGGCGACGTGGACATCGTGCTGGCACAAGGGACTCTGCCCGGTGAGAAGAAGGCTGTCGTTCTGCTTGCAGACTTGGCAACCAGCGACCTCACCGTGGATCCGGCAACCGACGGTCTCAAGATCGTCGGGACCACGCTGGCAGCGATCACCGGCATGGATACAGCGGCCGACGCCGTGTATCTTGAGTTCGGTGGCGGTCTGTGGCAGATCACCGACGTCGTTGGTGGGGCCACCGAGACGTAGGCCTTAACATCGAATAGTCGCACGGGGCCGGAAGGCCCGGCCCCGTGCTTTTCAAACACACAGGAGTAACGACCAATGGACAGTCCCACGCAGACAGAAGAGCCCGACAAGATCGAGCAAGAGGACCGCATCGACGACTTTGCCGTGAAGGCGTATCAGTCGATGGGTTACACGGAACGACTTTCAGACAACATGGTGACAATCTACCGCGAGTTCAAGGTTCGTAAAGACAAGCTCCAGCCTGGCCGGTTGTCACCCGAGGCCCTCGCGATGATTGCGGTTATGGCCGCGATGGTTGATGGAGACTTGGTGCTAAAGGAGTAGCGTAACATGGCCGAATCAACACTTTCTATCAGCTACGATGAGTTGCAGATCGAAGTCGGCAGGTTTCTTGGGTACGACGTAGACCCTACGGAGTGGGACAACAAGCTAACCAGTGAGGTCGATAGGTATATTCAGGCCGGTCTGAGGCAGTTCTATTACCCTCCTGCGGTTGAAGGTGTTGAGGCTGGTTACGAATGGTCGTTTATTAAACCGACCACAACGATTGAGACGACAGCGAGTGACGCCGCCCAGGATCTTCCGGATGACTTTGGACGCATCGCCGGTGATCTTCATTTCGAGTCTACCGTCTACGCACGGTCGATCACCGTGCTCAGCGAGCACAGGATACTCACATTGCTTCAACGTGACTCCAATGCGAGTAGGCCGCTACATGCGTCCGTGCGGTTCAAGGCTGGCGACGGTGCCACCGGCCAGCGCCAGGAGATAGTCTGGTGGCCCATCCCCGACGATGCCTATACGTTGACGTACCGATACGAGGCCTTTGCCGGGAAGCTCGTGAAAACCGACAACCCTTATCCGCTTGGAGGCATGAAGCACTCCGAGCTTATCACCGAGAGCTGTTTATCCGTCGCCGAGCAACGGGCGAACGACGAGAAGAGCATACACTGGGATTTGTTTACACGACTGCTAGCAACGGGCGTGGCTCAAGACAGGAAGAATGGAGCGCGTTTT